TTCATGCAAGGCGCAGCATATGGCCAAGCCCATAACGCTCTTTTTGATACTGACATTGAAAATGTCGCTATCTTTATGTGCTCACGCGATTGTGAGTTTCAATTATTTGAGCTTGATCAAAACGAGTTCAAAGAGTATAGTGAAAAATTTGCTTATCGAGTGGGCAGATTTTACGAACTCGATAAATAAAAACAAGCGGGATAGACGCAACATATAGTGTCATTAATACACTATGAGCGCACTATACGTTGTTGAAAAACAATATTAGTCAACACTGTGGAACAACTGAACATTAGTCAGTTACGAAATTTGTGGTTGCGTTCACCCGATGAACGTCTAGCAGGTTGGAGAGAGTTTAGGATTGAACTTCAGTCCTCGTATGACCTATACGAGGCAAACGGCACTGACGCGGATGACAAAATCCTTCTGTCTTGTCTACAAGCTATTAGCACGTGGTGGGAACAAACACCGCTTGTTAGCGTAGCTATTGATCCGTTCGATTCTAGCTCATGGCCAACTGTCTGGGAAATCATTGATCAAGGTGAATGCTGTAAGTATAGTAGAGGCCTTGCAATGGCGTATAACATGCATTATATGGATACAAACGTCAAAATCACCCTAGACCGGGTGCACGACCTCACCTTCAATGACGAATACATGATTGCCAATTTTGGTGACAAGTATGCCTTGAACTCACTACATGGACAAATTATAGACCCTCATGTTGACTCTTTGGATATAAGAGAGTCGTGGGACATACAACGATCTCTCCTAGAAAATCAATACTAAACAACAGGAGAACGTGATGAAAGATATCGATACCCGTGCCCTTATGGGAGAAGCCAAATTCTATGAAGGATATAGTCGCTGGGATGATGACTTAGGCAGGTATGAAACATGGGAAGAAAGTGTTGCCCGTGTTATGAATATGCACCGTGAGTTTTACAAAGACAATATGACAGAAGAGTTGTCATTGCTCATTGATGAAGCAGAGGCACTTTACAAACTCAAATATGTGTTAGGTGCACAACGAGCACTTCAATTTGGTGGTGAGCAGATCCTCAAGCACCAGATGCGTATGTATAATTGCACTTCGTCGTATGCTGATCGCCCAGCTTTTTTTGGCGAACTATTTTACGTTCTCCTATGTGGAGCGGGCGCGGGTTTCTCAGTTCAGAAACACCACGTTGCGAAGTTGCCAAAAGTGGCGCAGCGCAAGGGCCAAGCCAAGATCCACGAAGTAGAAGACAGCATTGAAGGCTGGGCTACAGCACTAGACGTCCTCATGTCAAGTTTCTTTGAAGATGGCGGCAAGCACCCAGAATATATAGGTCGTCGAGTTTATTTCGACCTCAACAAAATACGTCCTCGTGGCGCAATGATCTCAGGAGGATTCAAGGCACCTGGTCCAGAGCCTCTACGCAAGGCACTTGACAAGATCGAGCATCTTGTGCAAGGTGCAGTGCTAGCAGGTCGCAACACACTCAAGCCCATTGAAGTGTATGACATTTGTATGCACGCCGCTGATGCTGTTCTAGCCGGCGGTGTTCGTCGTTCAGCCACCATCTGCTTGTTTAGCCCTGATGATCGTGAAATGATCGAGGCAAAAACAGGCGACTGGTATATCCGTAACCCGCAGCGTGGACGTTCAAACAACAGCGCAGTGATTGTGCGTAAACAAGCAGACCGTGAACAGTTTTCAGAAATCATGAAGAGCATTCGCCAATTTGGAGAACCAGGTTTTGTGTTTACTGAAAGCACAGAGCATACATACAATCCTTGTGTTGAAATCGGCAAATATCCGGTCCTCATTGAAGGCAAGAAAAAGCGCAGCGGCTGGCAAGGCTGTAACCTAAGTGAACTTAATGGCGCCAAAGCGACTACTAAGGAAGAGTTTCTCAAAGCTTGCCGTGTAGGTGCTATATTGGGCACCCTGCAAGCAGGTTACACAGATTTCAAATTCCTTGATGAAACCAGCAAGAAGATTTTTGACCGTGAAGCACTTATTGGAGTGAGCATTACAGGGTGGATGAACTCACCAGACGTCTTGTTTGATGAAAAGATCCTCAAAGAAGGTGCAGAGCTTGTCAAGCGTGTCAACCGTCAGGTTGCCAAGCTACTAGGAATCAATCCAGCGGCGCGAACAACATGTGTCAAGCCAAGCGGTAACGCTAGTGTTCTCCTAGGCACATCAAGTGGTATTCATGGTGATCATTCACCTAGATATATTCGTCATGTTCAAATGAACAAAGATACGGAAGTTGCACAACTATTTGCCAAGACCAATCCATATATGGTTGAGGAAAGTGTCTGGTCAACAAACAACACTGACTATCAGATTGCTTTCCCAGTCATTGCCCCAAAAGAGTCGCTGTTCAAGCGAGACCTCTACGGCGTTAACTTGCTTGACAAAGTCAAGCTTGTTCAAAATAGCTGGGTTGAGTATGGCACAGACGAGAGTCTTTGTGTCGACCCAACAGTGCGCCACAATGTGAGTAACACAGTTCAGGTTGCAAACGATCAATGGGATGAAGTTGAAGAATATTTGTTCACTAACCGTGATAGTTTTGCGGGTATCAGTTTTATCTCTGTTAGTGGTGACAAAGACTTCAACCAAGCACCATTTACAGAAGTTCTGACTGAAGAACAGATTGTTGCAAAATATGGAAGAGCAGCTATGTTTGCCAGTGGATTGATTGTCGAGTCAACCAAAGGGTTTGGAGATTTGTGGTCAGCAACATTTGCAGCACAACAAGACCAAGAGCAACGAGGCGAACAAGCTGACCTAGGTGCTGAATGGACCCGACGTTTCAAGAAGTTCTCCAACAATTATTTTGATGGTGATGAAAAGAAGGCTGAGTATTGTCTCAAAGATGTCTACTTGTTACACAAATGGACAAAAATCCAACAAAACATGCAGCCAGTTGATTTCTTGACAGGCCTATCTAAGAAAATGTATACTGACATAGATCAAATGGGCGCTCAAGCTTGCGCGGCAGGAGGTTGTGAGATTTGACCGGAGATGTTATTCATTCAGATGCTGTTACAACAATGCGACAGCATCTGAATGATAATTCGATTGATCTTGTTTTGACCAGTCCGCCTTATGATGATTTGAGAACATACAATGATTCAATACAGTGGAGTTGGTCGGTTTTTGAAGAATCTGCCGCTGACCTAACGAGAGTAATCAAACCTGGCGGCGTGATTGTTTGGAATACAGGCGATCAAACTATTAATGGTAGTGAAACAGGAAACAGTTTTAGACAAGCATTGCATTTTAAAGACCAATGCGGATTGCGACTTCACGACACTATGATCTGGCAAAAGAGCAATTTTAGCAATCCAAGTCGCAATCGTTATCACCAGGTATTTGAATACGTTTTTATATTGAGTAAAGGCGCACCAAAAACATTTAATCCCATCATTGATCGCAAAAATGTCTATGGAGGTCAACCTGGATCATTTGGTGAAAATACGGTTACAAATCGTGATGGCAGCAAAAGTGTTCGTGATCGCAAAATCAATCGCGAGTATGGTATGAGGCATAATGTATGGATTGTAAATACTGCTGGACAAGAACGAACGGCGCGGCGCTGGGGTCACCCAGCCATGTTTAGTCTCGAATTTGCTATGGATCAAATGCGTTCGTGGAGCAACCCTGGTGATCTGGTTTACGATCCTTTTGGTGGTAGTGGCACTACAGCAGAGGCAGCGATACGTCTTGATAGAGATTTTGTAATCAGTGAAATTGATCAATCATATTGTGAGATCATAAAGGAAAGAATTGATGCTACATTACGTAAAGGGTGATGTAACCGATGCAAAACAACAGGTCGTTGCCCACGGCGTGAATTGTTCCGGCGGCTTTGGTAGTGGCGTTGCTGGCGCTATTCGCCGTAAATATCCTGAAATACGAGAAGCATATATCAAACACGAACCCAAAATGTTGGGAACCTGTCAATTTGTTGAACATGCTGATCGCATCTGGGTAAATGCATTTACTCAACAAAACTATGGCTATGATGGTGCACAATATGCTGACCTCACAGCCGTTGGACTTTGCTTTGCTGAGATCGCAGACTATATGGACGAGCATGGCCTTGTAACTATTGCCATGCCAAAAATTGGCTGCGGACTTGGAGGACTCGACTGGGATCAAGTAAGTGTTCTAGTTGAAGGACTATTTGAAGACCACGAGGTCTACGTTTACGAACTATAGGAAAATAATATGTCAGAAACTATTATATGGAGCAAAAATGGCTGCCCATATTGCGATCAAGCTAAAGTATTGCTTGATGGTTCGGGTATTGAATATCAAGAGCGCAATATTAGTGAACAACCAGAGCTAAGAGAAACACTACTTGAAACACTGGATCAGGTCAATCCTGGTGCACCAAAAACTGTCCCGCAAATCTGGCTGCATGGTAAGTTTGTTGGAGATTATCGCGCTCTTTGTCAATATTATGAAGATCACAATATGTGGTCTGGAAACACAGGAGTTTAAATGTTAACACCAAAGATAAATGAAGTTGTAACCCTCAAACTTGTTTCAGGGGAAGAAGTAATAGGATATTTTGTTGCTGAAGACGCAGAATCAATTGTTTTGCGAAAACCACTGGTTCCAGTCGCAACAGGACAAGGGTCAATAGGACTAGCGCCTTTTGTGATGTCAAGCGACTACCTCAAACCAGGTGCGAATGTAGATATCCCTTTCAATAAACAAACTATTATTTCCACTGTGCCTACAGAAAAGCAATTTGCTGACGCTTATACACAACAAGTAAGCGGTATTGATATGTCGGCATCTGGAAAGCCAGGACTGATTACTACATAAATACTCCGTGAGGAGTATGTATGAACGTTCCAGTCCATCGCAATACAGACAGTCGTATTTGCGGCGCATCAACAACAGTTAAAGGACAGAGCAATGTCTTCGTGAATAATCTGCTTGCAAGTGTGCAAGGAGATACCAATACTCACGGCGGCGGAGCTCTTTCTGCATCTGTAAATGATGGAACAGTGTTTATAAATGGCGTCAAGGTCGTTTTACAAGGCAGTGCTGCTTCTCCAGACAGTCTATGCCCGCCCCGTGGTCAACCACATTGTAACCCTCGAAGCTCTAGCGATAGTCCAGACGTTTTTGCATGTAACGGCGTAGCAGGTGGTGGAACGGGGAGCTCTGGGGCAGGCGCTGGTGGACGCGATCAAGCAGCGGACAGCACTACCCAAGCACAAGGCCAGGCGCCTGATCCCAACGCTACACCAGAAGAAGATCTGGCTGATGATTATACAGATCCAAATGGTGAAAAATCATTTGATCGCTCAGCCTTTAGTGAAGAAGATCTTGCACGTATCGATGAATTAGAAAGTGATCCGGCTTGGCGTAGTGAATTGGAAGCATTGGAAGCAAAGTATCCAAACTTGGATCGAACCGAGCTATACCAAATTGTAAATGGTGAAAGCGACTTCGATCCACAAGCAACAAACCCGAGCGGTGCAACTGGACTCTTCCAGCTGATGCCTGACAGCGCTCGTGAGATTGGATACTCTACTACTCAGATTTATAATCAGACACCAGCGCAGCAACTCAATACCTATGGCAAGTATCTGGACCGTTGGAATTACAATTCCAACAATTCTTTGGGTATGATGCAAGCCGCCCCTGCTTATGCAAGCAGAGCTCCAAACGAAGTTGTTTATGGTGTAAACAGTGCGGCTTGGAAACAAAATCCAGGCTGGCGTTCTAGTAGAAATGGACCGATCACTGTGGGAAGCATTAACGACTATTATAGGAAAACCTGATGGCATTTACTGATTTCCCAAACGGCCTCGGAAGCGCCGCCGACTATCTTAGTGCAAACAACAGCACTCGTGCCGAGTTGACTGGCAGTGTTGCTGATATTGGGCGTTTGGTTGTCAGTGCTGAGCTGGATTTCAACCTCAAAGAAATCATTTGTAGTTTGTTGGCAGGGCGAGGACTCAAGCTGCCAAATATTCAGATCTGTATCAGCCTCAATCTCAAAGAGCTGTTGGGAACTATTTTTGGTCAAGTGCAACAGGTTCTCTACGATGCATTGGCATCCTTGGATGCAGCATTTGATCGTTTCCTTGATCATCTTAAACTAGATGAAGTTTTGGGACGAATCAATAATGTATTGGGCGAAGTCACACAGATCGCCAACATGATCAACTTCTGCTCTGCACCCCTTGATCCGATCCAAATTCCAAACGTGCTAGAGAATGCCATGGACAGTTTCCTGGGTGCTGGTAAATCAATCATTGATTCTATCGGACAGATATTGCCAGGTGAGATTGGTGGTTGTTTAATTGATGGCCAGTTCAACGGCAGCATTTTTAATGGCGGTATCCTCAAGAAGATTTGGGATAACTTTGACGATCTTGATACCATAGCAGATACGATCATCAATGACGCTAACTCTGTCATTAGACAAATCGATGACCTCATTGATCGAGAAAACAACGTGTCAGGTGTATACGATCAAGGTGGTAGCGATCTACTTGAAGATGATGATCGTCCAGTAAACGACGGCATAGGTGCGCTATACAACTCACAAGATGAAGGCATCCAGGGCGCAGTTTACGCGGCAGGCCAACTTTGGTCCTCATATCAAAACCTTGCAAGTTATCAGGTTGTTGGTAGCGACGGCACTGTATACAACAATATTTTTGAAACATTCTGTGAGCCAGAACTGTTACGCATATTGCGCAGAACACCAGATCCCCGCCCAGAGATCGCAGAACGTGAGCCAGTATTCAACTACTGTGGTGAAATCATTGGTTACACGAAAGTTACAACACAAGAGTCTCCGACGACCAGTGTAGGCAAGGTTCCTGGTGAAATTGATCAACCAGGATTCGACGCAGGAGGCCTGTCAACCAGTCCAATCGCTGAAGCTATTGAGATCGCCGCAACAGGAAGCGGTTCTTCAACGTCTGGCGATACTACTATCATCAATAATATTGACGGCACTGGTGTCCTGTTTGCTGAGAGTGAAGCAGCTCAACTCAGTCTCGGAACAACAGAAGGACAACTTGTCTACAGGACCGATACTGGAACCACATATGTTGATAACGGAGGAACCAGCAATACTATATCAGACTTCAATGTGGTTGGCGGTGCATCAGGTGCGAATGTTGGTGCTGGCTCTCAAGTTTATGCTGGTCTTTCAGGGCAAGAATTGCAATTTCGCACGATTACCAGCGGCGAATATATCAACCTAACACAAACACTCAACGAGATCGAAGTATCTGCAGACATTGCCCGTTACGAAGGAACGTTACTCACCACAGATGCTACCCTGACTGAAGTGTTGTTTGACACTGTGCCCAATCCTACTCCTGGCACCAACACAACGTGGTTCCTAACCATCACCGCTGTGGCCAACCGCAGAAACACCAACGACGCAGTTGCTATCCGAATGGAAACTGTGATCGACAACGCCACTGGCACCGTTTCCGTGGTTGGCGTGGGCGGAAACAAAACTGTCTACAACGCATCAGCAGCGACCGCCAACTATGATCTCGTGGTTGACGTATCCAGCAACCAAACTCGTGTTAGAGTTCAAGGGGATACAGCGCACAATGTTGACTGGAAGGTGCGCATGGAATATATTGCAAGTCCGTAAAACTTTTTGGTTGACAGGCAAAGCCGTTTGCCATATAGTCTTGGTATATTGATTCTAACCAAGGACTGAAAATATGAGATCCAAAATCTGCGAAGACGGCAAAGCACGTATCCTTGCCAAGGTGGTTGTTCCCATGGGCGTCCAGGAAATCACGCTGTTCGCTATGGCAAATCCTCGGTTCCACGAGAATGATGAGGCCATGAATGACTTCGAAAACCTCAATAAGCGTCAGCTGTTCAATGTTGCCAAGGAGAGCGTTGCTCTTCGTGGCGATAACATCGAACTGGCCGACAACATTGTTGTGGACAACTGGACGACTCGTCAGATCGCTCGTGCAACACAACATGTCAAGCGGCTCTTTCCTGAGGTCGACTGATGGCAAGTATTTACGATTACCCGCCTGGAACATATGTTCAAG